AAGATTTCTTACGTGTCGGGCACCTCCGTCACGGCCACTGGTTACGTCGCGCAGCATCTGCCAAACGGCAGGGTATAACCAATGTCGTCGACCACTGCACCAGGTGGTGGCGCTTTTGGTCGCGTAGTGCAGCACGTGATCGGAGTCGCCGCCCCATACACGGGTAACCCGTTCTTCGCTATTCCAAAAAATTCCGCCGAGTGGCAGGGACGGATAGGGTATACACCAGATCATTTTTGGACAGGCGATCAGGCCTTGCCGCTGCAGCCCGGGATCGGGATCCGTACCATCTCGGTCGTGATTGCGGGGGATGAAAACGATCTCGCCCCAGGCCCATTTGCGACGCAGCGAGAGTTGAAGCACGGGACCGGTACGTCACGCTTGGCGGTATCAGGTGACACTGCTTTCTTAGAGGATTCAGGCGCTACTGACATTTGGTATCTCACTGAAGGGTACTTCCCGAACGGTAACAATACCTATCTCTGGTACAAGTCCAACGCTGCAAGCGCTGGCGTAGGTTACCAGCTGTATCGCACGCCAGCGAACGCGTTTGTTTGGAATATAGACGATGGACCGGGGGCGATCAACGTTACCGATCCAGGTTGGGCGGACGCGGACCGCGCGATCATGCTGTTCGGCTATTCGCAGACCAACGGCATCGGTTACATCGTAATCGCCCCGCATAACGGGAAAATTTATTCTGCGAGCTCATCGATTGCAGCCCTAACCGCATCACTCGTCAACGGAGCATACGTGATCAGCAACGCGGGCAACGCCCTCGGCTACCAGCTCAGTTTCTTGGCCGGGTTCATCGGCGCGCTCACACTAGATCAGGCCGTAACGGTCGTGAAACGTCTACTCTAGCCACAACCACTCCTCCCATATAAGATGGCCTAGTGATTGATGAGGCCAGAAAAATTCTTGCGGGCTATGCAAAGATAGACGTTAGCAAGGTTCCAGACCAGCTACTTACGGCCATGCTTCACACACTGGAAACGGCGCGAGGGGCAGAATCGTTCCTCGATTTTTTCCAGCGCATCACCCCGGAGTTTGAGGGGTTCCCAACCCTACGGCCCACCCATTTGCGCCCTGTAGCCGACATTTTCCACCGCGTAGCCATGCGCCAGTCTGTGCGTGCCTGCATCTCGATGCCACCCCGCTCGGCGAAGACAGAATTTTTGCTCCACTCTGGCGCAAAAGTTTTGGCCATGAACCCGTCCTGGCCAATGATCTACACATCAGCCACTGCAGAGTTCGCACGCGGCAACGCAAAAAAATTCATGGAGTATTTCCAAGCCGCTGGTGGAAAGGTCAAACGCGGCCAAGCCCTTGCCCACGCCTGGAAAACTACCAGCGACGGCGGATTGTACTCCGTAGGCTTGGGTGGCCAGGTAGTTGGCCGTGGCGCTATGCTTCTGATGATTGACGATTTCACGAAGTCGCGTGTTGAGGCTGAATCGGCCGCGCATCGTGAAAAAGCATGGGCCATGTTCCGCGGCTCGCTCATGACACGCGTCCACCCCGGCGGTAGCGTGATCGTGATCCAAACACGATGGCACCGGTCGGACCTGATTGGACGGATTGAAAACGAACTGGATGGTTGGGAAATTATCAACCTACCGGCTATTGCCGATGAGCACACGCCAGGGCGGGAACCGGGAAGTTTGTTGTGGCCGGAATTTTGGACGTCCAAAGGCCTCGACCCTGTAAACGCTCTTCGCGTGCTCAAAGAAACCATCGGCGATTACGAATGGTCGGCACAATACCAAGGACGCCCAACACCAAAGGGCAGGGAGCTCTTTGGAGAGCCGACCTATATCACGCAAGATGGTTTCGATGCCGACCGCTCCAAGTCATGGACGTTCGTCGCGTGCGACCCTGCAGCCACCGCAAAAACATCATCAGACTACTCGGCAATCATTTGTGGGATTGGTCATATCGATCCCGTCACCCGCACGCCAATCGTCAACATTGGTGACGTAATTCGCCAGCGCTTCACCCCGAACCAACTGGTGAATATGCTGATTCGCCAGGGCCGAATCTGGAATGCGCCGATCGCAGTCGAGGCCCAAGGCGGATTCGCCATGATCCCGGACATGCTTCGCCGCATCGATCCAAAGGTTCGAGTCATCCCGATCACGACCTACAAAGACAAGTTCACCCGTGCGCTCCCGGTAGCAGCCGCGTGGCAGAACGGGCGCATTCGTCTACTCGAAAACCAGGAGTGGGAAAAAGATTTTTTAGATGAGGTCCAGCAGTTCACGGGCGTATCCGACCCACACGATGACCAGGTGGACGCCCTCGGCTATTTCTACACGGGAATAGCCGACTACCTCAAACCAACGATCTTACCAAAGCAAATGGACGGCGTATCGCCGATCACCCCGTTTGGATGATAGACTCGGGCCATGAAGTTACGACAATTGAGGCAAACTCACCCCGAATACGAGGCTGGTGAGTGGAAAAAGGCCAGGGCCCTCTACGCCGGCGGCAAGAAACTTCTGGCAGACAAAAAATTGTTGGAGGAAATTTTTCCGCGGCACTTGGCAGAGGCCGACATCGTTTACCAGAATCGCGTGAAGCGCGCGTTCTACATCCCCTACCTCGGCGAAGCGATTAACCAGATCGTCGCTGGCGTGTTCAAGGTGAAACTTGATTTCGCTGTAGAAGATGGAGAGCTAGACGATTTCTATGAAGATTTTTTTGAGGATTGCTCACCCCCTGGAGGAGCAACGAAGTCGTTTAACGATATGCTGCGCAGTCGCCTGCTTAGCGCACTACTCACGAAATGCTCTTGGGTGTTGGTAGATTTCCCGAAGAAGCTAGAGGGGATCAACTCGCTCGCCGATGAAGAAGAGTATGGGCTAGATCGCCCATACTTGTGTGCGATTGAGAGTGAAGACGTCCTAGATTGGGAGTGCAACCCGGTTACTGGAGAATTTTTGTGGGTGTGCATTCGCACGGCTACCGCCGTGCGAACTTCTCCGCAAGAATCTCGCGACATCGTAGACGAGTGTTTTACGATCTGGTACCCCGATCACTGGGAGCGTTATCAGATTACCTACAACGTCAAAGAGCCGCCCGATCCGGAGACAGATGTTGAACTCGTCGAGTCTATGCCGCACGCGTTCGGCCAGGTGCCGATCGTGCGCCTCGACCTAGGCGAAGATCTCTGGGCTGCCGACAAAGTTTTGTCTGTTTGCGTAGCACATTTTAACTTGCGAAACGCCTTATCGTGGGCCGAATACAAGTCGCTATTCCCGGTGCCAGTCGCGTTCATGGATATGCAAAACCCCTTGAACCCCGCGACAGATGACCCAACGCGCGCGCAGACCCAAACGTATGGCCAAGGCTATATGCCGATCATGGCCGCTGGCGATCGCATCGAGTATATCGGTCCCGATTCACAGCCCTACGCAATCGCTCTACAGGATCTAGCCGGTCTGCGCGACGAGATTCACCGCGTGCTAATGCAGATGGCCAATGCCGTTGACAACTCCGGCGCAGCTCTCAAACGCTCCGGCGAGTCAAAGTCAATGGACATGGCTTTGACGGCAGTGCTGTTAAAAGCCTACGCTGCAGACGTAACCGAATTCGGCTTGCGAATTTTGCGTGTAGTGGAGCAAGCGCGTGGAGACGAGCCGACCGAATGGAAAATTATTGGTCTGGATGGTTATGAAGAGTCGACCGTTGACGGATTACTTGAGCAGGCTGCCGTGGTGGATGCGGTATCAATCCCAAGCGCGACCTTTAAACGCGCATGGTGTTATTCGCTGGCGTCACGCCTCCTTGGTCCCGCTGCAACACAAGAAATGTTGGGTGACATTCGCAAGGAACTGGAGCAAAATGTCACCAATGAGGAATACACAATGGCCGCACAACTCGCGCTTGAGGCTCCAACCGACTCTGAAAAGGCAAGTCCTGTCCCTGAGCGAAGCGAAGAAGCACCCCCAAAACCAGCTCGCAAACCGCGTAAGGCTCGAAGCAAAGATCAGCCTGTATAGCTTTGTCCTACTCGTCGCGCTCGCGATTTCTGCCGCCCTCGCCGGCTAATTACCAATCTGGTAATTAGCGTGCCAAAAAGGCCCACTGATTTTTACCAGTCTGTGCACTTTCGCACCGAACCACAAACCTAAGTACCTGAAAGCTCGTCAAACAACACTGGCACACCGAATGCATAGTGTTCTGGCATGACCAATCCAGTGAAAATTTTTGAGGGGTTTGATTGTTTCCTGCGCGTGCGGAAGTACGAAACACCTATCGGAACGCGCGTAGAAGTGTCAAAGTACGTTGACAGGCGGAAACGGAACGTGTGGCGAGTACATACAACGATAGACGGCGCGCGCAAGTTGATTCGCGCGTTCTTACGCCAGAATCGTCCGCTCCAGGAGGCAGCACGTGCAGAGCAGGCATAAATGGTATGGAGCTTTCTTCGCTGGCAGCGTTTCGGCCCTTGCGCTATCCATAGCGCTAGCTCAGTGCGTGTGGCGTAGAAAAAATTTCGCAGTAATCACGTGTGTGGCGTGCACGTCTATGCCGACG